GCAGCCCCTTTGAGCAGATTCATTAGTTCGTTCAGGTTGATGCCTTACACGCCGCTACAGCGTCCTTTACGATAATGTATAAGTAGAGTTCAAAAGGTAAGATAATAAAGAACAATAAGGTAAGCAATACTAGAAAGCTTACGTAGACTGTCTCGCTAGAAGAATCGCTGCTGTTAGTCCCCATGTTTCCAGTACCAATATAATCATTACTATAACCAATGCTATCCGTTTACGTATCTTATTAACTAATCTAGTTTTTCTTACTACTTCTTCTTTTCTATTCTTAATCGCTAACAAGTGCGTTATCTCTTGCTTCTCCTGCACTATCCCAAACATCTCAACTACATCGCTGTACAAGGCCCCTAACTCAGGAGGACTTTGATACACCATAGTCTCTCTAACTTCCTTCTGAGCCTTCTCCATGCCCTTCTTAGCCACTACTAAGTCTAGGGACACATCTAAAAGCTCATCAGGTTCAATGTACTCAGTGTCTATTCGTAACTGTTGTTCAGCTATCTTCTTGTCTAACGCTATCATCGCCTTAAAGAGAATCTTCAAGTTCTTAATAAGGTCAGCTTTGATGCCCTGTTCACTATGGGTGACTCTCTTATTAGGTGGAGTCTTCTTAACTATAGTTGTAGCATCAATAGGCACTACAGGCTTATCTGGTGGTTCCTTTGCAGAGTTAGGGAACAGCTTAGACTTAATAAAAACCCACAGTCCAACTACTTCCTCTACGTGCTCTTTAGCTTCATCAAAGGTCTCCTTAGCCTGTAAGACTACACCTTTGTATTCTTTATAAAGCTCACATCCCTGCTGGATAGCCTCAACAGCCTTGAGAGCACCAGCAAGAAGGATTAGAGGCATTACTGCTGATTAAGCTGCATAGGTACTTCAACACGAGGCATCATGCCTGTTTCAGCATCACGACGAGCTTTTTCTTCTAAAAGAGCTTTGAGATCCTCTTGTCCAGCATTTACATCAGCATTTGGAGTCTCTTGTTGAATTGTGGGTTGATCCGCAGAACCGATACGAGGCCCCATACGAGTCACAGCACCTACGCCCCACTTACCGAGAGCTTCCAAAGGAGTTTGATCCACAGCCATCAAATCAGTCAGAGCTTTTTCAGAACGAGGAGACAGAGAAGCTGATTTCAAGAAGTTTTTACCTGAATCAGTCAACAATACTTTCATCAACTGTTCTTCAGACAGCCCTGTATTGGTCATTGTGTTCAAAGTATCCATAGCAAGTTGACCGATCTTAGCAGGGCCATAGCCAGCAACACCACCAATAGCGGCTTGTGTTTCACGCACTTGAGCTGGAGTAAATGCTTGATCTGGAGCCGCTTGAGATACGGACATCTTACGAGTAAATAACTCAGCATCTTTCATACGCTGACCGAACTCAGAAGCATTAGTACCTAGAGCAGTTACCAGAGCATCCTGAGCACCGGGGATGTTAGCCAAAGCTCTCCAATTCTGAGCTAGAGAAGCCAAATCTACAGTTTCGACACCAAGGTTATTAGTCTTCTTAGCTTGGTTAACGAAGTCAGTAAATACCTGCTTATCTAAGACATCCAAAGCAGCTTGATCTGTTGAACCTACCCATGAACGCATAGTCCCACGTTGAGCAGGGGTTAAGCCCATGTATGTCTTATATAGCTCCTCAGGGGAAATCTCAGCCAAAGACTTATTTTGTAAGAACGAAGGCATACCTTGAGAGATAGCTTCGTTGTAAGCAGTACTAGCTTTAGCAACACGATCACGGGCTGTGTTAAGGAGATTCAAAGCTGACTTATCAGCCCCTGTAGCACCTTTTAAAGCAACGGCAACGTCATCCTTCATTCCACCAAAGATAGCACTAGAAATGATACGTTCATCACTGATAGATAAGTCTTTAATTAGATTGTCACCAGCGGAAGCCTTCTTACCAAACTCAGACAACACACCTTGAACTTGTTCAATAGTGCGCTTAGTTGTTGTAGGCAATGGGCCAGTAGCACTAGCAAAGGCGGCTTGAGTAGGATCGATAGGTATTTGAGAAGTCAGACGTTCTTTAATCGAATTAAGAACCTGTACAGCACGTTCAGCATTAGGTGTAGATTGAGCTGAGTAACGAGCAATCAAAGTATCAATTTTATTTATGGTATTAGTAGTATCCACTAAAGGCGTACCGCCACCATAGCCCTTAGCTTTTTCAAACAAACTGTCAGCGTTACTTTCACGGATACCTGCAAGTTTATTCTGAATAGCTTGAATGATACCTGTCTTAGATTGTTCAGCCGTCAGAGGAGCACCTTTAGGAGCCATTCCTTCGAGAGCTTTAACTGTAGCGCCTTCGTTCAACGCAGTAATCATCTCTAAATACTTAGGAGAACGAGTCAGACGAGCAATATCAGCAGCGATAGCAGGATCAGTAGAACCTTGTCCTTTAAGGACGAAATCATTGAAAATACCTAAGTCCTTCTCAGGAAGTAAGCTCTTATATTCGTCCAATAGTTTCTGCTGCTTACGCTCTTTTATACCGCTTACGCCTCCCTTGACCAAGTATGGAAGTGTTTGCAAAGCTAATTGAGCATAGGGACTCTCAGGAGCAACTTGTTGACCTAGCAAGCCAATAGTACCACCAGCAGCAAACTCTTTACCTGCACGCGCAGCAGTTCCTGTAGTTCCTGAGAACAGACTACCAGCTGGCATCACTGCGCCCATCAAAGCCGCAGGAGCACCTGCTTGACCGATGTCATAAGCGCCTTTGTAGCCTTGAAGTTTCATCAAGTCAGGGCCACCTAGATTAGAGATAGCGTTAACGATACCTTTACTAGAAAGACCGCTAGGCTCAGGATTCTTCTTGATGTAATCGTACAGGTTACCCCAACCGCCTACCAAGTCTATGATACCCTTTGCGGAGCCTTTCAGTAAAGACTGAGTAAAGCGTTTAACTTCCTCAAGAGATGTCGTTTCCTCTGGTTGGGCTAAGACACTACGATAACCTGTATCTAATTTACCTTCTCGACGTTGCTTTTCAGCTAACAGATCTGCTAAGTTATCAGCCATATTATTCCTTGTACTTATTACTTACGAGCTTTTTGTGCAGCAGCAATTCTAGCATCGAGGTCAGCATTACTTAGATTTGCATATGGGTTACTTGCGGAAGGAGTAACAGACAAAGGAATCTTAGGCGTGTATCCTGACAGACCTTTATTTTTACGGGCATAATCTTCAAGACGAATTGTTTCTTGCACAATGTCCTGATTCTTATTCTGCATAAATTGGATAAGCTTACGACGAGCCTCAGGATCAGTTTCAAGTTGAGGGATTAAGCCTTGGATAAATTCACGATCAGCGTTAGAGAAACCAGAACCTAACTTGCCACCCAATGTCTGCAAAATAACATCTCCAGCAACTTTTTGGTATTGTTGACTAGTGGAAAGACGAGTAACATCGGCTGGAGAAGCAAGACCAAGAGTAGACAATAGGTTTGTAGCGCCTACTCGTCCTGTAGCAAACTGACCTGAGATCAACTGGTCTGCTGGCAAAGTAGCAAGCTTGTTCAAAGAGTTCAATGAAGAAACCGCTGTATCACGAAGTGTAATAGCTGCATCAACACGATCAGCATCTTTAGTACCTAGACGTTTAACAAACTCAGACTCACCTTCAGGAAGTTTAACACCTAAATTGGTTTTAGCTGTAGTACGATCAACACCACCATTGAAAGGCACACGAACCTGTTTAGTTGGATCTCTAGGGTCTTGTTTCACAACAAACTGACTGTCTGTAGTAACATCAAAATACACAGGCTCACGGGTTTTCTCAGCAACGCCAATCTCTTTAATGTTAGCACCTTTGCTACCAGCAGTTAAACGAGCCAACTCAGTGTTGTACTTGTCTGTCCATTCAGAAGTTCCTCGTTGAAGTCCTGCTGAATCAGCAATAGCCGTAGCATTCTTTTGTTCGTTAGTGAGTCGCTCCGCTGTCTTAGCTTGAGCTTCAGCTTCTTTAAGACGTAAAGGTGCTACTTGTGCGGCAAGCTGTGCTGCGGGGCCATACAACTGTTTTTCACGTAAGGCATTAGCAAAAGCAGCCATTCCTCCAGAAGTTCCTGTATCAAATTGACTAGCAAGTTGATTGATGGTGCTCAGTTGTTGCAACATAGGGTCTTGAATACCTAAAGCACCAGCACCTACGTCAGCTAGACGGTTAAGTCCCATTTGTTGACCAGCTAAACCACGCTCGTAGTTAGACAATTTAGCTTGTTGAATAGCTTGAGCTTCTTGTTGAGCTAGGCGGTTTTGTTGGTATTGCTCAGGTGTGGAAAACAAGCCTGTCAGCATAGATTGATTATCTGCCATTATTATGTCTTTCCTTTAATTAAAGGCCAATGAGAGCTGCTAGTTCAGGATCCATACTCATACCGCCACCGCCAAAGGTAGACTGAGGAATCACACTTGAACCTGTAGTCCAATCGTAGGCGTTACCTGTAAAAGGATTTAAGCCCATGTTAGCGTTCTGTCCAAAGATACCGCTTGAGGCTTTACCAAGCTGAGACAATAAAGTTCCCGAGGGGCTGTAGCTGTAAGCGTCCACATTCATGAGCCTACCAGAGTTAAATCCGGCTTGAGCGCCTGAAGAAGCTAGACCAGTACTCAAAGTGTATGGAGACTGTCCTAATTGCTCAGTAGCACCTGCGGCTTGTAAGCCAGCCGTGTAAGGCTGATACGCACTAGACAATAAACCTTGACCAAACTGATACTGTTGTTGACCCGCTTGAGTAGCCTGAGCAGCCAACTGAAGGTCTTGTTGAGCTTGAGCGTTAGCCAGAGCAGACGCATAAGGATTAGCAGCATTTAAAGTACCGCCTTGAGCCACTGACAAACCAGTAGTACCTTGGTTATAGTTCTGTGTGCCTAGTGCAGCCATCTGACGATCACGAGAGGGTTGCAACAGAGCTTGTTGATTAGCGATATACTGCTGTGCTTGCTCCTGAGGAGAAGTAGCCATGTACTGACGACCCATAGCTTGAATGTTAGCTTGGTCTTGTAAGTTTTGACCGATACCTCCCATGAGGTAGTTCTGAGCGCCTTGTAACTGAGGAGCTAACTGATAACCCGCATTGGTCAAGTTACCTTGAGCGTCATATCCAAAGTTAGATGTACCGAAGGTGTTAGTGATACCTACAGGACGAAACTGAGCAGCCCTAGCAGCCTGTTGAGCAGCCTGTTGAGCCGCAGCACTCTGTTGCATACCTCCAGCTGTGGAAGCACCACCCTCAAGAGCACCACCAATCATACCACCGACAGCTCCTCCGGCAGGCCCACCAAAATAAGTTCCAGCAAGATTGCCTACTGTGCTAAGTAATCCCATAATATTTATTCCTCTTATAAATTAAGCAGTCTGCTTTTCTGTTTGATGTGGACAAATACCATACCAACCTTTAGCGCAGTTACAGTTGTGACACAAAAGCTGATACATAGATGGAAATCCTTCGTTAATTGCTTTTTTGGCTATTTGACTAGGAGACATTGTTTCTCTTTCTTTTCTACCGCCACCATTAACGTGGTCTATTGCTAAAAATTCAAATCTAGATTCACCACAACAAGCGCATTTATGTCCATAGCCGTTTAACGCCTGTTCTCTAAGCTTTCTTGTTTGATCTCTGCGCCTTAGTTTTGTTTCGTCTTTTCGTCGATATTCTTTTAAATACTCTTCTCGGCAAGCAGGGCATCTAATGGCATCATTTCTAGTTGCTTCAAAGCTTTTGCTACAAAATTTACAAACAACTGATTTCACGAAACCCGCTTCCACACATAGGCCACAACGTAAGGAGGCAAGTTAGCATTAGTGCCTGATGAACCAGTTGAGTTAGTTCCTGTAATACCAGTGGATGCGGCTTGTGGCCCACTGATTGCAGCGTTTAATGTTCCGGAAGATCCACCACCACTTGATGTGTAAACAGCTAAATAATTAAAGTCAGATAAGCCCGTACCGTTGTTCCAAACAGTCATACCGTGAGTATGTGTTGGATCTGTAATACTATGGGTATGAGCTACAACGATAGCGTCTTTAGAACCCCCTGTCTCGCCTACAGTATCAAAAGCTGCATCACCACTATCAAGACCTACAACAACACGACCTGTAATAGCCACCCAAGTACCAAAGCCAAACAAAGTTGCGGGGTTAGTACTAACTGAAATGTTACTGTACAAAGTACCTACAGGATACAAAGCTTGCATAGCAGCAAACACAAGAGCTGTAGTAGCTAATTGAGTTGTGTTAGTTCCTACAGAGGCTGTTGGAGCTGCTGGAGTACCTGTTAACGTAGGACTAGCTAAGTCAGCCTTAGTAGCTACAGCTGTGGCAATGTTATCAAACTCAGTGTTGATCTCAGTGCCTTTAACAATCTTTAAAGGATCGCCAGCGGATAAGGAATCCTTAGAGGCAAAGTTAGTTGATTTGGTGTAATTACTCATAGCATCTTACCTTGTTTAGCGTGAATTTCTAGTTTCTGTATCGACAATGGAATACTGTTAATATCCGCTTCGTAACCTGTTTGAATAACTTTACCGCTGCCTGTGGGATAAGCTGTTAGAGTCTGCAGAGCAGTACCGTCAGTGTATTCTGTACCTGAAGTATTATACTCCGAAACTCCATAATAAGCAGTACCAGCTTGAGAAGGAATTAACTGATTAGAGGAGTAGTAGTTACCTTTAAAGTCATATCCCCACTTAATCGTGAGATACTGGTTACTACCCCCAATAACAACTACTTTGAGTCGCTTAAGGACAGACGTATAACTAGGAGCGCCTAAATCAGTATGGTTAGTAAAGTATTGGAAACGATAGGTAGATGTATTGTCCAAGTAACCGCTGTAAGTAGCTAAGTAGCCTTCCTTACCAAGTAAAAGACTACCATCAGTCTTTCTACAGAAACTCTTAGGTTGGATGCTATCCCATGTAGTTACTCTCAAGCTTCCATCTTGGAGAACAGCTTTAGTATCGAAACAATACACTGTCTTTAAAACGGGAAGGGTAATCGCGTAGAAGCCGTCTAAGGGAGCATAGATACTCTTGATTGTCTTGATGTCTTCACCTTGAATGGCTGAAATCAAGTCATTACGAACATTCTTAGATAAATCATTGAGAGGTTGTGACTTCTCTTGAATTGTTCTCAATACGCTACGCACACCTGTGGAAGACAAAAAGATCAAGTCTGAACCAGTATTCTGAACTGTGTCTCTAGCGTAGCAGCCAATACCTGTTACAACATCTTTCAATGTCATAGTTGAAGGCGTACCTGCACCTTCATAGATCAAGATATTGTTCTTACCGAATATGTACAGGAAGCCGTTGTGAGCGCCTAAGGCTACAATGTTATCAGTGCCTTTAGGCCAGACAGTAGTAGTATCTAAAGTACCTGATGAACCACCTGAGAAAGCATAAGGCTTCAAAAGATCGGAGAACTGAATTGTTACCTTATCCGCTGCGACATCGGCTGACCATGTACGACCATAAGCGGCAATAACGGCATTACTCTGTTGAACAGTACCTAAGTAACCTGTTTTCTCAGAGATACGTCTATATGTCGTAGTGGATACAGCAGGGTCAAACAAAAGAGGATCATGTCCTGATTGATACAAGACAAGGTATCCATTCAAAGCAGCAGCTTGCCAGTGACTATCTGTGATCGTAGGGGCTGTACCGCCACCACCGTAAGTCAAGGTAGTCAAGGTAGTGCTTGATTGAACAAATAACTTATTGTTGCCTGCTAGGATGATGTAGCTAACACCTGCGTTAGTCACAAGTTCAGCAATCATCTTAATGTCGTTAGTGGACAAGTCTGAGTTAACGGATGTGTTAACCTTAGTCCAACCTTTACGAGCACCGATACGACCATACTTGTCGATGACACAGTTATTAGCTACTAACGCCCAACCTTTATCCAAATCAAGAGATGAATCTTGAGTATTCAATCCGTAGAACCCCGGAGCAGATATTGAGTAAGCTTGTAGTTGTTGTGTCATTACGCTGGAACCCAAGAGTCATTTTCAGGTGAACGAGCAAGCTCAATAGCAATCAAGTCTCCCAAAGTTTTCTTAGCCAGTGCGTAACATTCTGAACTTGTTAGACCACTGTCTTCACCACGCTCAACCAACGCACGAGCTAAAGCGCCTAAGACGATAGGTTCTTTAGGGAGTTTAGTTGTGTCTGAGTCAGAAGTCATGTCATTTTCTGGCACGATCAAGCTAAAACGAATGTTATAGGCGGCATCGGGAATAGGCCAGAACTTAACTTGAGCATCACCATTTGAGTCTACACCACCGAAGATGTAATAGAACGGAGTTGTCTTTTGAGGGTTAGCTGTACTATAAGCTTGAACATCGAGATAAGTATGATCCTGAGGCTCTAAAGTATAGTAACGGCTAGTGTTGATGACGTTCATAATCTTACAACGTACACCAGCACCTGTAATGGAGTAACCTACGTATTGATCGGCTACAGTGGGGACTGTCACAGCTGTATTGAAAGCATCCCAATCGTAAGCATCAGCGCACTCACGTTTAGCATCGTTAACAAACTTTCCCACCAATGTACTGAGAGTGTTCTCAGCAACGGTGGAGACAGTGGGCTCACGAAGACGTACTAGAACGTCATTCACAAGGGAAAGATAAGTAGGCAAAGCCATGATGCTTACACCAATTCTGTGACAGAAACCGTAGAAGATGTAACTGTTGCATCTCTAATGAATGCTATCTTTTGTCCGGGAGTGACAGCCACAATTTCAATAGAGTTATTGGGAATCATGGTAGATGTTGTAATACTTGCTGTAGGACTTGTACCAATTTGATAATGGCAGTGACCTAGTGAGCAAGCAATACGAATTAATGTTGTCGATGCTCCAAATGCAGTCATCTGAACGCTAGAAGTAGTCACAGCAGCAACTTGGGATGTACCCATTGATGCAATACCGTAAGCTACTTGATTAGGGTCTAATTGAAATGTTGACATGGCTTATATGTACCTTTTATAATTTAGATTAATAGCCCTTTTTAGGCTTCTTCTTGTTTGTCATGCCAGCTTCGGACATACCAATAGCAATCGCTTGAGCACGAGAGGTTACTTTAGGGCCTGTCTTAGAACCTGAGTGCAGTTCACCAGCCTTGTATTCCTTCATCACTTTACCAACTTTGGCTTGTTTGCCCATCTTAGTCTTAGGTTTCATAGTTGCCATGATATGTGTGTCCTTTGTTTACTTTAAAAATTGAAGGTGATACTTAGCTTGGTCGTAAATACCTACAGCTTCGTCAATGATGTTATGAAGTGCGGTATTCTCACGAGGGCATATCTTCTCACGATTAGCGTCAATCCAATCAGTGTGCTTCTGCAAGACATCCAACAAAGTACCCTTGTGCTCATTAGCCATCAAAGGAACTTCAAGTAAGACACCGTAGCAACCTTGGAACTTCTGAGCAAAGTCATCGGCGGAACCGATGATATTGTTATAGAAGTCATTAGTGGCTGAGTGCTCAGAAAATGAACGAGTCTTCAAATGGACACGGTGAGCTAAGTCACGAGCTAAGAAGAGAAGAG